ATATCCATATGATGTAGTTGGTGGAAACAGATTTATTAAACAAGAAGATTTTGATGACAGAATAGACGTGATTCCAGTAGCGGATCCTGATATCTATTCTATGACACAAAGGATACAGGTTGCTCAAGCTGAGTTACAACTTGCACAATCTAATCCAGCAATGCATGATGTACATGAAGCTTACAAAAGAATGTACCAAGCTTTAGGTGTAAAAAATATTAATGGTATTTTAAAACCACCACCTGAACCACCAAAACCTTTAGACCCTGCAATTGAAAATAATGGTGCGTTGCAAATGATTATTCCAAAAGCATTTCCACAACAAGATCATGAAGCACATATTCAAGCACATATGGCATTCATGACATCAAGAATGGTTCAAGTAAATCCACAAATATATGGACTACTACAAGGACATATTATGGAACATGTGTCACTACAAGTGAAACAAGAGGTACTACAACAATTTAATCAAAATCCAGCGATGGCTGAAATGCAAACTGCTGATGAAGAAGCATTCCAAATTGAATTTGATAACGCTGTTGCTAAAAGAATTGCTCAAAGAATACAAGAATTAGTAGCAATGGAGCAACAATTTACTGCACAACAGAATCAAGACCCTCTATTAGCTCTTAAACAGAAAGAATTAGATCTAAGAGCAATGGATATTCAAAGAAAAGCTAGTGAAGAAGCAGAAAAAATGGAATTTGAAACAAATAAATTTAGTGCACAACAAACTTTAGCTGAAGATAAGCTTAATTTGAATGAAGAATTGGGTAGAAAAAGAATAGAACTGCAAGAAGAGAAAATGAACCAGGAGAATAACAATGATTCTGAGAGATAAAGGTAAAAAATCAGGGCCACCACCTAAAAAAGGGCCAATGTCACAAGGTTTTAGTGGACAAAAAATGAAAAATGGTGGAAAAATAGTAAAAAAATTAGAAAAAAAGAAAAAATAGGAGCATTTATGTGGTTTCAAGCAATAAAATTAGCAGTTTCTGCTGGAAGTAAGATCTATGCTAACAAACAAAAGGCAAAAATGGCAATGTCAGACGCACAATTGCTACATGCAGAGAAACAAGCACGGGGTGAGGAAGCATATCAGGGTAAATTACTAGAAGCCAGACAATCAGACTGGAAAGACGAGGCGGTCCTCATCATATTGTCGACGCCCGTGGTGGTGCTTGCATATGCGGTCGTATCGGATGATCCAACTGCTATGGACAAGGTAAAATTGTTTTTTGAGATGTTTTCACAGCTCCCTTCATGGTTCACAAATTTGTGGATCCTTGTC